CATGCAGGGATTCCGGCATGATGTTGATCAGCAGGCCAGTGTCGTTCGTCGCGCCCATGATCTGGATCGTGAGATCTTCAAGGGCCGCTTCGGACAAGTCCGCCGGCGTGTCGAGCCGGTTGCTGAACGTACCGCCAGTCGCGTTGATGTGGGAAGCGCTGATGAGCGATGCCCCGTCGCCGGTCGTGAAGTAGGTCGTTGCGAACGCGTTGTTGTACAGGAAGGCTGCCACGTTTTCCACTGTCTGGTTCATGGAGAACGCATTGGCTTCGGCGCGGCGAGTTGCCACTTCCTTGTACTGGTTGTCGCGCAGTTCCTCGAACGTGACGATGAAGCCGAGGGCATAGGCCACGTGGGTGTACGTGGACACGACGCCTTGCAGTTCACCGTCATACGTCACAGGAGCGCCCTGGCCCTTCACCGGCGCCAGGCCGAAGGGAGTGACTTGCACGCCCTGTTCGTACGCTTTGTCGGAGCTCTTGATCTCGTAGAGATCTGTGTACTCCTTCGCATGTTGGTCGTAGACCTGGCCCCAGGTCGTGTAGACGCCGGGCCACAGCAGCTTCGGGTGAGAACCCGTATTGATAACTCCACCAGCCATGACTGATTCTCCTTAGACGCCAAGGGCGCCAGTGCCCGTGCCGAGTTCGTGCACGTTGATTTTGACGAGGTGCTTGGCATAAGCGCCAAACGCATTTTCCGGGCGGCGGACCAGGCCCATCAACCGAAGCTGGATGGTTGCGGTAACCACGGGAGTTGCGCCCGTGGCTGACTGCAACTGCCAGCCGGAGATGAAGCCGTTGCCGGCCCCTGCGACCGGGGCGGTGTTCAGGCCAATGTCCGTTGCGGCGATCTGGGCAGCGCCTGAAGCTTCTTGAATCTCGAACAGAACGTTCGGATCATCCACGACCATAGCGTACCAGTCTTTCGACTGTGCCGCGGCCGGACGATAGGCAATGTCCGGATTGCCTGGGTTGCCCATCAGGGTCGGGGAAGTACCCAGGCCAACAACCACTCCGCGCAGAGCGCCAGTGACGGCTCCAATGGCGATCGTGGGAGTGCCGAGGGCATCAGCAGAGCCGCCGGAGATGACAGGATCTCCAACGTAGATGGCCGCGGCAGAGTACGCGGCGGGGATGCAGTAAATCCGAGCTTGACCATTCCACGGCGCACCATTGAGGTACGAGTGAGGTTTGAATCCGCTCGGGCGATTTTCGTTTGCCATGACAAATCTCCAGAGATTAAGCGGTCGTCCGCTTAGGTTTGAAAAAATCAGGAATTGCAGTCCGAGACTTGTCGACGTAACGATGCTGGCGGTCTGCGCCAGTTTCATGTTCCGCGCCAACCATTCCCCCAAGGAGGGAATCCCGTACTTGCTTGCTCTTTTCCTCAAGAACCTTTCGATCCTCTTCCCACCATTCCTGCTTGATTTTCATCAAGACCAACCTGGCGGGTTGTCCGTCTTTTCCTACCTCTTGCCCGGAGACAATGCTGACTCGCGTGCCCAAGTCCATGTTGCCGGTGACGGCAGAAGTGCCGCCGAGGCTCACGTTGTTGGGCTTGACTTCCTGTTCATTCACGAACTCGTACCCCCCGTCCAGTGCGCGCTGAATGCGGCTGGCGTCGTTGAGGAACCAGTGAAGGTGGTAACCAGGAATTTCGGCCGTTTCCAGTTTCAGCACTGGAACTGACATTGGTATACGCTTGCGTTCCGCGGCCACCGGGCGAGATGCTTGATTCAACTTTTCCATGTTATGCTCCGTGATAGATCTCGGCATACCGGGTCCGCCAGTCTGCCATGGTTTTGTATTTCTTACCTTCGCCAACGAAACGCTTGGCGTCGGCATCGCAGGCCGCCCGAGCTTCGGCAGGCATGGAGGAGTAATCGAGCTTGCTGCCGCTTGCCCGGCCGCCTTCGCTGCTGCCACGAGCGCCCTCGACTTTGTCGCCGCGAGGCTCAAGCGCACCGAGTTCCTTCTGCATTTCCGCAGTGACCTTGTCGAAGAAGACTCGTCCTGTGGAGGTTTCGCCGGCATCCCGCAGTTCCTGGGCGATTCCAAGAGCCAAGGCCGTCTTGCGCTTGTTGGTGCCGAACCAGGGGTTTTCAGTGTTCCAGGCCGCGAGGTCAGGCGGAGGTACGAACTCGGCTGGCTTAACTGGCGCCGGAACTTCTGCAACGGCAGTGTTCATTTTGACCAGCTGGTCAGTCAACTCCGCCACGCCATCGTAATCGCCGGCCTCGGAAGCGGCAGCAAGTTGGGCCTTCAGCTGCTTCCGCGCATCATCCACCGCCCGCTGGGTAGCGACCGTGTGGCGCTCTTCCATCTGCTCGATGGCGCGCTGGGCATCCGCGAGGGCCTGGCGAGTCTTAGCCGACTCGCTCTTCAGCGCGTCGAGTTCAGTATGCAGCCGCTTGTTTTGCTCGCGCACGATAGGGAGGACTTCCTCACCGCGGCGCACGTACACGTCAGCGTCGATAAAACGCTCGGGATCGCCCTTGAAACGACTGGGCGGAATCCAGCCCATGCGCTCAGCGGCGGCTTGGACTTCCGGCGGAGCGGCGCTTTCCACAACAGGTGCCAATTCTTGATCAGACATGCTCTGGCTCCTCGTGAGTGATTGCACAGAAAATGTCACGGTCGTTCACCAAGCGGTACATCTCGCCATCCGCCGGGCCTTTGACAATCGCGCCTGCAAATTGCGTGACCATGACACGCTCGCCCAAGCTCGCTCGCGGACTCGGCTCATCATGCCAGGCACTGGGGCCGATAGCCACCACCGTAGCGCGCATATCCACCATACTCCCGCGGCCCTGGACAGAATCTGGCAGCACGATGCGAGCACCTCGGCGCTCCGGTTCATACTGCTTAATCAACACGGCCACTCCCCGAGGCTCCAGCCCCGACGGATTTGAGGTCATCTATCTCTCCTAAGTACGTTATATAGTCAAGGTCCATGACGAAGGCGTACCCCTTGCATGTACCGATATTGCCCACGTTTATCAGCGCGGTAGTACCGGCCTCATAATCCGTGAAGCTGCCACCTTCCCACGCCTGCCGCAGGGCTTCCCGCCGGCTGGAAAGGATTTCCATCACAGCCTGAGTCCCAGGATGCGATTTCCATTCGTTGAACTCTGCTTCGGTGAGGGCTCTCATGCCGACTCCTTAGACTTTTTAGCCTCGATCTTCAACTTGACCGCGGACAGCAAATGCTCAATCCGCGAGTTGATGTGATCGTTTTCAGTTTTGACTCGCGAAATCTCCGCGTTGATCATGGCGACCTGAGCGTAGGCGGCCTCGGTCTGCGCACTCGCGGCCTCGTTCATTGCCTGGGCTTGCAGGTGCGCGATCTTTGCGTTGTTGAGGCGCTGCTCTTCTTGCAACTCCATGACGAATTGCTGCATTTGCGCCTGCAGGGCTTTGTCTTGCTCGGCCAAGCGGCCCTGGATTTTGGTTTCTTCCAGCACCACCTTGGGGTCTTTCGCCGGCGGCTGGCCCTGGGTGCCAGGAAACACCGCAGGGATGTTGTCGATGCGAAGGGCCTTGAGGTAGCGAAGTTCCACCGCATCACGATTGTAGCCGGGGGTGGTCATTGCAGCTTGCTTGAGGGCCCCCGCCAGCTGCAACCGCATCGTGTCGCTGGTGATGTTGGGGTCCGCCACAGGTGAGACGCCGTCCGAACTGCCTTGGTAGTCATCCCGCGTAGCACCGCCGGGCTGGGGCACGTCCAAGGGCAGGAAAATTCCGTTCAGCTTGAACAGCTTCGCAAACTCTTCCTTGCTTGCGCGCCAGATGCGCTTGAAAATCGCGGTGTAGATTTTCTGCCCCATCTCCACCATTGTTTGCAGGGAGGAAGCGGGAGTGTTCTGGCCGGGATTTTCTCCCACACTGATGTCAGTCGTACCACTCACCCGGCTGGTGTAGTTGATCAGCAAACTCAACAGTTGAAACAGCACGTCCGAGGGCGCGTTGACGGGCAGCGGGTAGATGGACTTGCGCAGATCATCTCCGGTAGAATCCACACGCTTCCACTCGAACGGGGCGATGGTGTAGGTGCCGCCGCGAATCTTCGCTCCACGCCCGAGGAAACCTCCCGCCGTCGTCTGCATCGTCCCGGCATCCAGCAACATGTTGATGAGCGAGTTCACAGATTCGTTCAGCGGCCCGAGGAACACTCCGAAGCCAATGTCATAGATTCCGCCATCCGGGCTGGGGATGAAGGTCTTTTTGGTAAAGTACTCCATCGCGTTGATGCGGATGATCTTGCCGCGGTTGGGTCCGGCGGCCACTCGCTCAATGTCGGACTCGCGATCAAAGCGAGTGACGATGCGAAGAACACGCTGGGAAGTGGATTCCAGCGTGATAATATAAGGCTCGGCGTAACCGTCGCCATCCAGGTCGAGGTTACAGTGTTGCTCAAGCATGAGCAGAGAGGTTGTATCATCCGGCGGCGGGGGAGTTACACCTTGCCTATTATCTTGGTGAATTTGTGCTTGGGAGGTCCGCGGGGCCGCGGCCCCCTGATACCAGGCTTCGTCAAGGCAGTCGCAGAAGATTCCGCGCATGACCTTCTCATAAACTTCATTGCGGAACATCGGCAGCTTATGAGTCTTCCGCGGCGACTCTTCGACTGACTTGCTCCAGTAATCCAGCACCAGGTCTTTTGCCAGCACCAGTTCGCTCACATTGTGGCGGACGGAGGCGGAATAGTAAGACTTCTTGAAATTAGTGCCAACGATGCTGAGGTTCAGAATCGCCTTGTCTTCTTGCTCTTCCCAGGATTTGTCTTGGTAAAGCAGTTGCCAGCTCATATGGGCACTGATGCGCTCAGCGCGAGCTGCTTGCTCTTCATCACCGCCGAAGGTGACGCACTTGACTACATCCGTCCCATTCACAATCGCAGGGTAGGCGCGCGCGTGGAACTGCATCGCGGCGATGGTAACCAGCGGAAAGGCCACGTTTGAGCAGCCGGGCCACGGGAAGCTCTTGTCCTTTTGAATCTGCA